AATGCGTCTTTCTCCGCCATCGCCTGCTTATACTCTGGCGACCACTCGTACGGGCGGCTAAAGCCCTCCTTGAGTTGATAGTAGGCAGCCTTTGTGCTGACAGGAATGCCGCGAAGCACATCCCAAGTGGAGGATACCACTTCCGTAGGGCTGATAAAGGACATCTCTTTAGCCGGAGGTGGCGGAGGGGGAGCTGAGTATTGCGCGTTCTTATTCGCAACAAACGTATCGAGAATCTTAGTCTCCTCTGGAGACAACGGCTGTTGGGAGGCGAAGTCGGTCCTCCATTTCAGCAAAGACGTGGATTTCTGTTCTGGAGAGAGACCTGTGAATTCAGAACTGGATTCAAAGTCCTCCCATTGCGAAAGGGAAGTCGGCATCTGGAAAGGTTTCCTATCCTTACCGAAAATCAAGTTCTGGCTCGACTATTCTTGAGCAGCAGCCGCTTGCTGGGAGGCTCTCTTATTGAACTCCGCCATACTGTTGAGATCGTCTTTCGGTCCTGCCAAACGCGGGGCGTCTCGCAGGATACCTCGGATAGTCGATTCTGAGACAAGTTCAGATTCACCGAGTTCAGCGGTTATGTCATCTACCAAACTTGCGCGGCTATCGTTTGCCGCCTCAGATTCATCCGATGCTGGGATGGCTTGCCACTTCTTAGCTAGGTCAACCAATCGACGCTTCCGAGCAAGGTCAGCGACTTTGCCAAGAGGCCCTTGGAACGACTCATTGAACTCCTTGAGTCTGGTCGCTACTTTGGTCGGATTGGGGACATTATTGGCATCGATCAGCCCTGCTTGAAGGTGCTCTGGGAGCTGCGATAACTGCGTGCGGGATTTGGTCAGTTCCTCAAACCGTTTATCCAAAGTCGGAGCAAGCTCTCTGGCCATATCTGGATATTGCTTGACGAACTGGTCCAACTGGTTTTCGTCGGCAGACCTCAAGAACTTGAAGGAGGCGTCCAGAGTTGCTTCTCTAGCCGCCTTCTGCTGCTTCTCCTGCAAGTCATCTATCTGCCTACGCTGACGATCTGTTAGCGAAAGGATGTGCTGAACGGGAGACGAGGCGAATGCTTCTGGGCCAAACTGCATTGCAACTTGCCTGACCTTGTTGTCGTACTCAGGGTCGAGCGGATTGATCTGATTCAGAGCCGATGCCGCTTGTGTCTGGAGCCTAGACTCCTCGCGTGCCTTCTGCATCTTTCCAAGCTGGTCAATGAACTTCTGCGAAGAACTGAGCATGGCCAACGGATACTCGTCCTGTGGGGGAGTCAAAGACGGCGGCGGAGGCGCGTAAAGTGCCTGCGTCAGAGATTCGAGCTGTCCGCTGGTTAGATCAGAAATTGCCATGGAAGTGAGGGCGTTGGATTATCAGCGAGAAGCGGTTTTGGGTGATTTAATTTGACTTCTTAAATCCGAAATCTCTTTGCCTATCCTAGCTAACTTAGATAAGTCTTGGGGATTATTTGACTCAGCCAACCGATTAAACTCTCGTTCCTTTTCCACCAATTTTTTTTGTCCTTCGGTAATACGTTCCGTATTGATAATTTGGCTTTGAAGGGTTTTGATTTCATCGCCCAACTGGGCGAGTCTAGTCAAATTTCTTGGGTCCTCCGATTGAGCCAATCGGTCAAACTCACGCTGCTTAGAAAGCAATTCCATTTGGGGAGAGGGTGCCGCAGTCTCTTGGACTCTAGGAGTGACTGCGGTTTCTCTAGTTGGTGTCGGTGTGCTAGGCTCCCTTCCCTTGCGGAAATATGCCTCCGCCTCATCCAAAATCTCTGCATCACTCTTTTGAGTCGTAGGGGCAGATGCTTGCTTTTGATTCCTTCCCATGAAATCGTTGAATCTGGCAAGTATTGCATCAACTACTTGACGCCCATCAGCAGCTCCCCGTTGCGCCTGCCATATAGCATTATCAAGAGATGTATTCAGCTCTCTGTTTGGCGTAGTCGATTGTGCTTGAGTTGGTATTCCTCCAAGTGGATTTCTGGCTTTATCCGCCTCTAGGAAAGCAGCGAAGTCTGCTAAGATTTGAGCGTCCCCTTTTGCGAGAGGGGTAGTATCCGTAGCAGAAATAGTAGGTTGTCTTGATGCAGCTATCTCCTTCGCTAATGCTACTACACGGGGATTGCGCTTGTCTGACTCGCGTAGGAACGCTTCAAACTGACTTAGAGGGTCCGAAGCTGGAGCCGCTTCCACTGGAGTGGCTGCGGCAGCACGGTTACGGAGCCCAAGCCATTCTTGCATTACTTCTTCGGGAATTTGGCTTTGGCGTTCAGAGCCTAGAGCTTGAGATTTTGCGTAGTTTTCCTTAATAGCTGCTTCAAGCTCCGTTAGACGTGCCAATTTATCTGCCGATTCTTGGGCGGTCAGAAGTCGTGTGACGGGGACTCTTGTCTCCCCAGCACTTATTACGACCCCTTTGCCGGGATAGCGTGCGATACCTCCATCTATCGGAAGTGGCTCACTAACAGTCTTGCGTTCGAGATCGCCCAAAAGTCTGCCACGCTCTGCCGTCATTGCTGCTCGCTCGGCATCGAGAGCCTTCATCTCATCGGAAGCTGTCCCAAATACCCCATACTTAGTCTCCAAGAATTTTAACCTACGTTGATCTTCTGGGGAAGTTGATGCAGGAATTGGAGGAGCAGCGGAATCCGTTACGGATTCAGTAGTTGGAGCCGTAACGGATTCAGTAGTTGGAGCAGGAGCAGGCTGACTCGTAAAAGATGGACCCATGGCTTTTTGAAGCCGATTAAGGAAATTCGACTCATCTTTCGAAGAAATCGGCTGCATCGACCGATTAAGCGAATCCAAAAATTCGGCTTGCGTATAGGGAGCCTGTTGCGGCTTTCCGGCAACTGGACCTAGACTTGCAAGAGCGGAGGCGATTGCTTCTGGTGGAATAGGTTGACGAACAGGAGCCTGCTGGAAAATGGACTGACGCAGAGCTTCCCCAAGGCGTTCACGATCAGCAACAGTAGATTCGCCACGGTTGATCGCCGCTCGGGCCTGCTCTACGGTTTCTCCAGCATAGGGAACGACAGACGAAAGCGGCCTGTTCGTGCCAATAATCTTTCCTTGGGCGTCAGTCAGAACTGTGTAGCCATCGGGCAGGGTAGAGCTGGTAACGCCTCCCGGAAGTTCCCGAGTAGTTGGACGTTGAGAGCCAAGCAGTTGTGGATTTTTCTTGACCCATTCTTCTTCTGCTGGGCTAAGGAAACCACTTTCTGCTGTCCGTTCTCCTGTTAGCCATTGACGCTCACGGGCCTCCCTCACAGCAGACTTCCCAGCCTGCTGTGCCAACTGACGACGTGCCTCGGCATTGATAGCGGCGGCCATCGCATTACGGGCAGTCGGAGAATTGGGGTCCGTGATTTGATTGTTACCACCCGTGGCGATAGCAAAGTTCATCAAGTCTTGGAAAGTGGCCATGAGAGGGAGAAGTTGGTGAGTGTTAGAAAGTCAGCCCAGTCGAACTAATTCCGTATGGATTGAATTGGTTGACGAAATTTTGAGCTGTATTTTTCTTCGGAGTTGTTGGGGTTCCCCAAGTTGGGGTTTGAGCTGTTGGTGTCGCTCCTAAATCAATGCCCGTAGAACCAAGCCCATAGGGATTGAGAATCGTCGAAATGTTCTGTGGCGTACCACTCATGCTAGGGGGAGTCGAGGGAGTCGTAATGCTTGGCTGCATTGGGACGCCCGGACCAGTTGCCTGTGGCGTAGTTTTTTGCCCCGCGTTATTTGCTACCCCTGTCGCGGGAAGGGTACCTCCATCCTCCATAAACTTCTGGTAGGCTCTTAAAAGTGCGCCAAGGCCCTGTTTTTCAGCTTCTAGCTGGAGTTTGTTGTACTCATTGCGTATCTTGGCCCCCTCCAGAGATGCGGCTGCTCCGGCCATCCCACTAGCAAACTGCGCGGCTGCGACTTGCCCCGGACGTGCGGTGCCTCGGGAGATCATCCCAGCAAGCCTTGCGGGGTCCATCGTGCTACGACCTGCCTGAGCCCCAGTCGGATTGGCGTTAGAGTCGGCTCCAATAGGGAGACGTTGACGACGCTCGAAGTCAGATTCGCCCCAAGTTTCCCGTTTGCCGGGGTCATAAACTGCGACTGGACGATTGCGAGGAGAGGGAGTTGCCATAGGATTAGGTTAGCGGGTCGTTGGAATCGCACGGAGGCCAGCCGCAGCAAATGAGCCGTTGAACACTTGACGGGCCATTCCTCGGGTCTCCTTCAACTGCTGATTGAGGAGGGAGTAGCACCGCCCCCAATAGGCGTCGGCAGAAGCCGGGTCATTGGCGTCCTCATAAACTAGAGCTAAAATTCCCATCTTCAAGGCCCCAATACTCGGAGGAATTACTGGCTCGTCCTCTTGGATGAGCGGCAGATATTTCAACTTGCACAGGCCCGTCACGACATAGTTCGTGTTAGCCAAACGGTAGCGGCGGTATTGTGGGCGAGTTTCCGTAGGGGCATACTCAGCCAGAAGGGTTTCGGTGGCCCCATTCACAACGTAGAGCTGGACAGGCCCAACCGTAACAGGTTTGACGACGGAGGTAATCTGGTAGAAAGCGTTGGTCGTATCGACCGGAACACTGTCCAAAGTGATTTCCTCTCCTAGAGAGCCGTTGGTGTACACGTCGTTGCCATACTGATCGGTATGGCCAAACACTTTGACGGTGAGTCCTTCTGCCTCCGTTGCTGTGGTTTTCCAACGCAGAATGCCTGCCTGTGTCGGGTCGATGGTAGTGGCAAAGTTATCGCCAAGATCGATGGCACTTCCGATGTCCGGCATGGGAGATGGGATAGAGCCGGGACCGGAAACCAGATACTCATACCAACGGGACTGGATTCCTTGAACGCCATAGTTCACATGCAATCCAAGTAGGGATTCCGCATCGCGTGGCAGGGAGATGTACTCCCGATCTCCCATGTCGAAGTTGACCTTGAAGGTCGTGCCTTTCCACTTTCCCGAATTGATAACCCGCTCACGCACCTGATTTAGGTAGTTGAGAAACTTGGGAGATTCTTCATTCTCCGGGGTAACATAGGAGAACAAATTAGCCCGGACATCGGAGACTGTCAGATTTGAAGTCATGGCCAAGAATAACGCCCATCTGCCTAAGCTCAAGGGGCAGGATAGGAGGTGTCCAGATAGCCCCCTTCCGCTGCTACATCCCCCGCAGACGCCCCGTTACCCCCAAACGTAACGAAGAAAGGGAAATTGGCGTTAAAAGGGCCGGGGGAAGCTGTTATCATCTTGCGCGCCCCATAGTTTCTTACCGCGTCCTCAGCTACTATTTCCGCATTGCCGGAGCCGGACGACGAAAAAAGATTCATGTTCAAAGCCGGGGCATCCTCAACCCCATAGAATCTGGCCAGAAGGAAGAAGTAAGTGTACTCTCCGGGATACAGGAAATCTTCGTTAGGTCCGGGGTAGCTTGAATATGGGATGTCATCGTCCTCCACGGTAAATATAGTAGCTGGCCCTGCCGTAATTGATTCGATTACTGGCCCATAAATCTCGTCCTCCCATGCCTCTACCTCAAAGCTCTGTTGCAGATAGACCAATCGGTATTGGTCTTTCGGGATAAATAAGTAGGGCCGAGGGGTATCGTAGCACGGAACCCCATTGACAAGAGTCGTCGGGTCGAAGGGCAATACAAATACGTTGGAACCCCCATTCCCCGCCTCTGAGTACATTCCGTGATACTCAGGGAACCAAGGAGCAACGCTCTCGGTATCGGAGTTAAAAGCGGTTCGCCCATCCGCCTCCTTTATGATTGTGAATGGGAACCCAGAGATTACCCTAGTAGTCTCTCTGTCGCCAGATCGGAAATCCAGCTTCTTAATCGCCTCCGCGACTTGCTCCTCAACTTGGGCGATAATTCTGTCAGCACCGTCAGAAGTCATGGGGGATTGATTAGGCTTACGATTCGAGTGAAGGGGGCATACGTTGAACTTGCTACGAAATGCGGCCCTCCGTTTGCTAGCGGGTCCGTGTAGGAAGTAACTTTTTCTGTTCCGAAAATAAACCCCGGATAGATTTGCCCATCTTTCGTATAGACTCCCAAAAGTGTCGTAGATTTACAGGATGAGGTTGAAATATGTACATCTTCTGGCTCAACCGCGTCAGCAGGCCAATCGACTTCTCCGACTTCGCGGGGATACGGAGCCGTGAGCGATTGTTGTATGATCTCGCAAGATTCAAACTCCGCTCGAATCTGGAATAGACTCTCGGAGGGGGGTTCGATTGGATGGACATACAAATTCCATGATTTCTGCAAATAGACGGCTCCGCCGTTGTTCTGCCTGTTGAATGAGGGGCGGTTTGTAGAGAACACTGATCTGCCGTTAAGCAGCGGCTCAATGAATACCCCATCGTTTAGGTAGGAACCTTGATAGCTTTCCACTACGAAGGGAACTACGAACACTTCATTGTCCGATAGCTGAATCTGTCCAGCGTATGCCCACGGAATCTCTAGCGGGTCGCCTATCTCTTGCGCGTCCGCGTCAATCGAAAGGTATTCTTCTCGGCGCACAACCCGTGGAGCCGAAGTCGCGTCCATGATCTCCGCGACTCGCTGATCGATCAATTCGGTGGCCTTTGCCAAGATGCGTTCTTCCATGCTCATTGTAAATAAATGCCGTGGCTGACTCTCACTGACCCATCTGATATGAACGAGAAAGCGTCAAAGGTCATATTGATCTGAGTCTCTAGCAAATGCCAGAGAGCTTCTTCCTGAGCTTCCTCGCCTAGAGACCCATCAAGGGCTTCGATGTTAGGCTCAGGTAAGGATGATGGTGACGTTGACTGACCCTCGGTTTCCGGCTGCATTGTAAGCGGTGAATTGGAGAACCCATGTTCCGATGTTTTGCGAGTGGTTATTCGTAGAGCCTGAGATTATCCCAGTATCAGTGTCAAAACTCAGGCTCGTTTCCGCAAGAAAGAAGTCATTATTCGTTGGGCTTGCTGGACGGCTTACTGTTCCATCGTATGTCCAAGAGGTCGGAGAGTTGGAGGCAAGGATTTGAATGTCTGCTATCGGAGAAGCATTGTGTGAACGGGAGAAGCTCTGCGCTGCGGTAATCGTCGGCTTCGCCGTGTAGTTGATCGTGATAGGAACTGCCCCTCGGTCCCCCGCCGCATTGGATGCCGTGATATTGAGAACCCAAACGCGACTGGTTGTATCGCTGTTCGCATTGCCAGAGATAACTCCCGTGGAGGTGCTGAACGACAGGCTTGGATGCTGGGTAAAGAATCCCGTTCCTGCGCTTGGCGTGCTAGACACGGTGCTCTGGCTCCATGTCGTCGGTGAGTTATTAGCGACGATGGTGAAGGAGACTCCAGTCTCAGACTCAAGGAGAGCGAAGGATTGAGAAGCTGTAACTGTCGGCTTCGCTGTGTAGTTCTGAGTCAAAACTTGGCTAACCGAGCCTGCATCATTCGATGCAGATATGGTCGCCTGAGTGCTCGAACTGAGATCAGGAGTCGGAGTGCCAGATACGACGCCTGTGGTTGAGTTGATGCTCAACCCAGCCAGCAGTCCCGTGGCTGAGAATACAATGGCACCACCCGTTGCGTCGTAATCAATCGGAGTCATCGCTGCATCTTCCAAGAGAGTCGCAATGAAGGGTCCTACGGTGATTACTGGAACGCCAAAGTCTGTGGTGGTTGGGACAGTGTTTGAAGTCAGGGCTCCAATGACGACCTTCATTTGGTAGGCCGTATTCGCCGTGAGTCCGGTGAAAGTATAATCATTGCCCGTGAGTCCAGTAGCGGTTGGGCTGCTCCATGAACCTGCCGAAGCCAGCTTGATATAAACACTCGCTGTTCCAGAAGCTCCTGTTACCCAAGCCAACTGAATAGTCGTGTCTGTCACATTCAGCACAGAAGCTACGATTAGGGTATTGAGGTTCGTGTAGTATGGATTGTAGATGCGGATACGCCTAGACAGGTACCCGCCGAAGTAGGGGCGTATATCTACCTTGCTGTCGATGTATTGAGGCCAGTCTGGTGGAGTTGTCGCTGGTTCGTACTGCTGATAGTAGTAGTACTTGTAATCGGGGTGGCTCGTCCCAGACGTTTCCCAAATTGGAAATGCTTGGTGGAGCGTTGGAGGAATCCGAACTTGAAGCAACGCCCCCTCCCAAGTGATCGGGGATGGGAACATTGCGTTACCGACCGTGGAAATGGTTGGGGGAGTCTGAGTCCACTGTTCATATACCAAGGCGACGCAGGGGCCGTCATAGGCGTCTCGCAGGTAATTTGGAACAACAATAGCTCGCCCATAGCCACCAGCCCTCAAAGGAGGATAAAACACACTGAATGGATTAGAAGCATTCAGGACTCCCGGCCAAGAATAGTTCACCACAATCGGGTAAGGAGCGCGAGTGGATACCCCGCCGCTTGCGGCCCCGGCAAGCCCTGCGGCCTGCTTGGTCGTCTTGATCGACCAAAGGGAATTGACTGGCTGGACTTCGGAATAAGTTCCCGAGGAGTTCAATGGGTCGCCGGAAGTGCCTGCCGGGACTTTCTCTTTAGAGTAAGGGTAGAGATTCCCGGTATCTGGGTCGAACTCCTGCCCAGAGATTATGGCAGATGTATCCTCCCAAACGACTTGGACAACCACATACAGGTTATCCAGCTTCGCAATGTCTGACCGAGACTGAACAGTTGCGACAAGTTGGTAGTCGTCTGTGTCCAAAAAGGTCGGCGGAGCGTAGGTGACGTTGCCTGCCTCGAACTCATCGCGGGGAATCAAAAAGGTCTGTTTGACCGTAGGACGCTCTGCGGATGTATCTACCTCCCAGTTGTAGAGGTGCTGGTTAGCACGGTCTGCCACATAGACCCAGCGTTGAAGCCCTTTCTCTCCGGGCTCTGCCCAGCAAAACTTGTGGTCAGGCCACTTGGCTGAGTTTGGATGTGGAGTCCCGTAGTCGGGATAGGTCGCGTTGACCGCAACTTTGGTGTCCACTGTCTCTGATACCAGCAAATCCCCAATCAGGGGTGTAATCGGCAACTTTTGTACCGGAGTTGGGATTGGGTTGATGGGCAGCGGAGTCGGCATACCTGCTATTCTAAGCGGATACCGAGCCGCAAGCAAGCCTCGTTGAGCTTGGTCCACAGGTCCTCGGGGGAACCGTCATTGGCCAAAGAGGCATCCAAAGCCAGTGGGCTGATACCAGATTCCGACTCATGCTCCATCCGGTTGAGGCCAGCTCGACGGACCTCAATTACGATGCCACCAAGTTTGTGGACAAGTTCAGCCTCATTGTCAAAACGCACATCATCGCAGACAACGCGACCGCCGTTCTTAGCTATCAAGCCCATCTGTCTCTTGGCAGCTCGAAGCCAAATGTCTCTCCCAACGAGATTTCGACCCCATTCGGTTCCGAGGCTTTGGTAGCACTCGCGCACCGTCTTGCCGCACAGCTCGGGAGGACGCGCATCTTTATCGGTTTCGTCCGTAAGCACAGCCATCATGCGCTTGAGTGGTGAGGCAAAGCTGACCTTATTCCAGCCAAGTTTGGCTAAGAAGTCTGCGGCGGTAGTTTTACCTGCCTGTGCCAATCCGGTGAACGCGATAATCATGCCGCCTTTTGGCGCGATTTGCCTGCCGTGTCAACCATCTTCCCGGCGTGCCTTGAAATAGTCGGAGACCTCTCTGACAATCTCTGGGGGTGCAGAATCCGTCCAAGCCAGCAACTTATTTGCAGCAACTTCGAGGTCTTTGACTACATCGATCTTTGAGACTCGCTGACAGCGACCAACATAGTCTCGGTCTTGAATCGTGCCATGCCACTCATGAAGGGCCCTGCCGGGAACGTGTCCAACCGAGATTCCTTTGAAGTTCTCTGCCCATTGGCGGAACATTTCTGGGTTCGCCCCCAAATGCGCCCGAACCGAAGGCCAGAAAGGCAGGCCCATCATCGCCAAAGTCATCACTGTGTCCCCTCCGCCAGACAACGTGCGTGGGAAAAGTCCTCCAGCCTTGTTCCACAAGGAACGTCGCATAGCCCACGCGAAGCCGGGATGTGATTGCCAGCGGTGGTCTAATCCGACTAAAGCAGACCCTTGTCGAGTGCGTTCGACTTCACCGGATTTGCTTATCCAACAGGCGGTGTCAAACATCTGAACAACATGGTGCTGGACCAAAGCTGATTCCGTATCTTTTACCCAATCTGGGTTCGCGAACCAAATATCTGTATCCAACCACGCGAGGTTGTCGTACTCAGGCGGAACTCGGGTAGCGGCTAGATTGATCGCCATTTCCTTCTGCCACAGTTTTTGCGTTCGGGGGTCAATGGGGATTTGACACCATTTTTGGTAGCCTTTTGTGGCAGGAGTCTGCCCCGGAAGAAGTAGTTCTGCGCCATAGATCGGAACGCCATCTCGACTCATTTGTCGAAGGAAGCGTAGGAGGTTAGCCTTAGGACGATCAAAACCTGAGAAGTTGAAGTAGCAGCAGACACCAGCAAGCATGTCGCATTACTACCCCTAGAGCGTCTTTCCTGCAAGCAGACTCACGAACGAATCAACGTGATCGCAATGTAGAAGCAGAACCCAAAACAAAGGGCGGCTAGGATTACAGTGGCCATAGTTGAAATCAGTTGTTCCATGCGTGCCACCCGCCAAGTCGAAGCGCGAGCCAGCGAACTGTCGCACGCCAAGCAGGTGTGTTCTTAGCGAGAAGCATTTCCTTATACACGGCGTCGGCCTGACGGCGAGTAACCGTTACGAAGTCTCCGTCATCCGCTCGGTAGCCATGGTTCTGGTAAAGCCAATCATGCACACAAGCTCCGCGCTTGCTCATGCCGAAAGGTCGAACGATGCCTTGCAGTATGCCGGGAATGGACTCGTCGAACTCGAATCCTTCGGGAACCGTGAACTCGGCGTCCAGCACCTCGCTATAAACTCGGAAAGGAGCGAGTAGTTTCAAACGGGACACCTCTCTATCCCCAGAAATGTCCTTTGCCTCAAAAGGAGTGAGAAATGTGGCGTGGCGTTCCATACCAATCAAAATACCTCCAAAATTATCTGGAGGCAACCGAGTCTCACTTCTTGATGGAGGCCGTTGTAACTCGGCTCAGAGTTCCTTTGATTTCGGAAATGTCCTTGGTGTGCTCGTCAATTTTACTCTCATGGGTATCGAGACGCTGTTGATGGACATTCATGATCGTTTCCATCCTGCCCTTGACTTCGCCAACAGTCATAACCTGAATGCCAATCGTCACTAAAGCGGTAATAACACCCAGAGTCATTAGGAGTTTGTTTTGCGCTTTATCGCTCATGGGGTCAATTTCTGGCTAGTAGGTTAATTCGTTGAAAATCACATGAGCACTCCAAGCAATCGTAACTCCTGCGGCACCTGTAACTGTGATACTCAGACGGCTGGCTGCACTATTCGCAGTTATCGACACATTCCATGCTGAGTCGCTCTCGAAGTCTGTCCCAATAGTCTGAACCGCAGTAGGTAAGCTAGTAGTTGCTCCGGTGCGTTGAATCAGCACTCGCCTCCAATAAACAGCGTGCTGGCTTCCTCCAGTTCGACGTGCCAAAATACGGATGAGGCAATCATACGCTTGACCGTCTAGTAAAGTAAAGAACCTAGCGGACGAGAGTCCGTCTATCGCCAATTCGGTTGGCGTTGTGTCCGAAGTTTCCGCTCTTAGAATTACTTCTCCAGATTGATAGCCCGTGCTGACTGCGTGAATGCGTTCATTGCTATGCCTTACCGTACCGAGTCTGCCAGATGTAAAGGTGTCGTTGGCTACAACTGTATTGGACAGCGTATGGCCTCGACCCATAAATGCGTTCCCAATAGCCCCCGAAGCAAGTTGAGCGTTAATGCCGGAGCCAAGAATAAACGTCCGAGATGCTCCTGCACTACTCCCAGCCGTATTGCTGTCGCCTAAAACAACGCTTTGCGTGGCAGTAGCCGCGCTAGAACTGCCTATTGCGACAGCATTGGCCCCTCCTGCCGTGTTAGCAGCTCCTATTGCAATAGCATTGTTCCCAGTTGCGCTTGTTGAGGAAGCTGCCCTAAATCTACCTGTGAAGATGGGATTGGCAATCGGGGAAAAGATTGAGCTGAGTGCTGTTTTGATCTGTGCCCATGTAATCTTCCTGAGACCAAAACTCGAAGCAGAATCGATCAGGGGTATTTCATCCGTATCAAGGGGGTCAGCTTTACTCGACTGACTTGTAGTAGATGAAGCCATGAGGGATGGGAAAGTCCCACCATCTTTGATAATCTTCCCCGATGCCCCGTTGAACAGCGCGACATTGTTATTGGTGCTCGATGCCGGACCTACCACATCCCCCGTCCCACTTACGGGAACGGCTACATCAACAACGACATCCCCTTCACTTGTAATGGTAACTTCTGGAGTGTTGCCTCCGGTAACTGTAATGGAAGGAGTACTCATGGTGGGGTGAAAGAAGTGTAGTCCGCAAAAACCTGACAAGTGCCTTCCAACAAAGTCTGGACATACGCTGGGTCTCCATCATCGATGGTTTCAATCTGCCAATAGTAGATTCCTATGGCTAGGGGATATCTTCCGGGATTGACTGAGAACTCCCAATTCACGGCATCAACTATGTTAATTCCGCCGTTGGTAGTGGTGAGTTCCATATCGGGAACCACGACTTTCGGATTCAATTTGAAAGCCATTTTGACTTCTGCCAAATTGCCCGGAGCCAGCCTGTTAGTAACAGTGACGGATGGCAACCCTTCCCAAGTGTCCCCTTTGACAAAGGTCACTAGGCGGCTAAGTGCGTCTGATGAAGCAGGTTGCATCGGGTAATGGGTAGTTGATGAGCTTTTTCATCGAGTATGAAAGCCCATAACAGATCGTAGAATCTACCGCAGATTCAAGGCAATTTACCCAGTGTTCAGCGGAACTTCGGCCCGATAAACCAAGTCACCAAAGAGTAGCGGACGCCCAACTTTACGGGAGTCACGCGATGGCGGTTGAACGACGGAAAGAAGATCACGTCGCCTTGGTTGACAAACTGCCCTTCTGCGAGCGGGTCATTGGCAAACTCCAGCTTGCCGCCTGTGTAGTCATCGGGTTTCGACAACTGAATGACCATGCTCATCTTGCGATCAAACGGGGTCGTTTTGAGCCAGTTCAAATCTTCGTGCCATCCATAGCCGCCAGAGTTGTCTGCGTTGTACTCGGTGAATTGAACTTCGTGGAAGCCTCTTACATCGAAACCGAAAGCATTCGCATTGGCTTGGAGTGCCAGCTTCTCGATACGGTCATAGAACCAGCTCAAGGTCGGGTCGGAACGGCTGAGCCATCGAACAGTGGAGCGTCGCAAATGGTCGTCCACTACTGATTTCCCGCCGTGCCCAACCGTCGCTTGAACTGGCCTATGCGTAAGCCCGTATTTGACGAGAGTCGAACATTCTTCTTCGGAGAGTGCTTTACCAAAAAGTTGCCACCATGAGGTCATACAAAGGCTTGATTCCAGAACTGTTTTGCTGCTCGCATCTGTTCTTCCGTCTTAGAAGGCAGACGCCAGTCTGGATAAGCTGCTTGGACGCCGAATACAAGGTCAAACTTTCCGCAAGCACTTCTAAAGCGTGCAGTCTCCTCACTGATAGCTGCGGAGTATTTCTTCTCCAAACCATCACCAGCAGGAATAATGTCGAGGAACCAAGGACGCGCACCTTCGGTCACGGCGAAGGCGTAGATACCTTCGGGCGTGGACACAACGGAGTCTTTGGGACCGGGGTCCCCAGTAGGTCCAGTGGGTCCAGTAGGACCGTCGGGACCTGTTGGTCCGGGAGGGCCACCAGAGGGGCCGGGAGGGCCTATTGGTCCGGGGTCTCCTGTGGGACCAATGGGGCCGGGAGGCCCAGTAGGACCGTCGGTGCCTGTGGGCCCAGTAGGTCCGGGAGGGCCATCGGGGCCTGTTGGTCCGGGAGGGCCACCGGGGTCGCCGGGAAGGCCAGTAGGTCCAGTGGGGCCGTCTGGTCCAGTAGGTCCAGTGGGGCCTGTGGGTCCAGTAGGGCCATCGGAACCTGTTGGGCCGGGGGGTCCGGGAGAGCCAGTAGGTCCGGGAGGGCCACCGGGGTCGCCGGGGGTTCCTGCTGGCCCAGTGGGTCCAGTAGGCCCGGTAGGGCCCGTTGGTCCGGGGGAACCCCCGCCACCTAATTCAAGAGTTCCTGTGAATGGGTTGAAAGTCATGACTTGGTGATGGAAGTGACGTTGCCGTCAGTATAGCCAAAAGAGATGGTTGCGACAGTGGTTCCTCCAGAACCGCCGACTTTGTATTCCAACTCGGTGACGTTGCCGTCAACCCAAGTCAGGCCACAGAAATCTGCTCCAAAAGGAAGGGATGGGGAGGTTGCTTTGGTAAGAGCGTCAGCTTCTTCGGCAGACGCCGCTCCTGAGATGAACTTGAGATGCTCGTAGGCATCGCGAACTGGAATAGCCATAGTTGTGAGAGGGGAAAAAAGAGGGTGGGCGTCCTAGTGAAAGGAACGCCCACCCTGTTGAGGTTGTCAACCCGTGTGGGCCGCTAGATTACGAGGTAGGGCAAGGGGTGGTGCCAAGGGAGCCGGGGCAGCGAAGCACCATGATCTCGTAGCCGTACTCAGGGATGTTCGGCTGGTAAGCCGCACGCAGACGTGCGCTCCAGTAACCGATGTCCTTGTACTTGTTGCACTCACGGTCGTACTCGTTAATCCACTCGACCTGACCAGCGTAGTTCCAAGCCTTGACGCTTGCACCGCTGCCCATGTCGGAGAGGGGCTTCTGCATGAGACGCTTGCAGACCTTCGGATGATAGAAGATCACCTTTTCGTAGAGGGCAGCTTCATAGTCAGGATTGACGATGGCGATGCCAGCTTCGTTGGTGGTGTAGAACGGCACTTCGATGTACTCGTTCGCTTCTGCGTCGAAGTCATAGCGAGGAGCCTTGTCGTCGATGAGATGGAACAGGCCACCATAGACGCGCTTCACACCGAAGGGCTTGAGCAGCTCTTTCGGGTCAGCGTAGCGGTAGTCTTGGCGGATGTCAGCGTTGCCCTTGATGAGCTGACGCTGTTGTTCCGAGGACATCACGACCACGAACACTGGCTGACCGTCAACCATAGCGTAGGCACCATCTTCGCCAGCACCGTCGTGGATGAGCTTCCAGCGGATGCTGTCGAGCACGTCCTGATGGATAGAGCTGTCGGCTTGGACACCAGCGAAATCGCCGCCCGAGCCAGCGGTGAGCGAGCCACCGTTGAACACAAGACGATTCGCGTCAGGGATGATGGCGCAGTATTCGCTGCGGTCACGCATTTCCCAAGCGTCGATGACGTTCTTCTCGAAGTTGTTTTTGATCTCAGCGACCTGTTGCTTGAACTTCACGGCAGCGCGAGCGTCCGAGATGCAAAGCGGGTCAGAGTCGAGAACGAACTCAGAGAGCTGAGCGGACTGGGTGAGAGCACGCGAGCTGAGAGTAGCGGCAATCGGAGCGCAGGCCGTAGAGGTAGCTTCCGAGGTAGAGGCAGAAACGGGGTTCCAGCCAGCACCTTCGCCAATGACAGGCACGGTGCGCTGATAAACCACGCGGGAGATGGTGAAGCCAACTTCATCCGGGAAGAAGTCCTTTTCGAGAACAGCGTTCCAAGGGGAGGTGGCACGACCGCGACGGGCGATGTCACCCGTGATGCGGTTGGATTCTTTGATAAGATAGGAATTTACGACTTCGCAAGGCATAATGGTAGGGGGGATGGGGTTGAGTTGAGCGTTTCGTTAGTGAACGCCCAGAGATGCCTGTGGAGTCGTAGTCAGGCAGAGAAACTCCGTGAAAATGCCAATCAGAAAGGGAGTGGCTACCTCACGAAAAAGTTATGGCCCCCTTACAATTCGTCAAGACAGAATTTCATCCAGCCCATCCATGAAGGATTTGCCGCTCTTGGTGGACTTCGATACCGCTCCGCTACGGACGGATGGGCTCAATGCCCCGCGTTTGGCCAAAGACTGCTTGAGTGTCTCGATCTCCTTCGCCTGCGCTTCGAGGCGTGAAGCCAAATTGGGCAGAAGAACCGCCGCGTACCGAGCGTAGGCTTGAGTCTCTATGGGAGCCTCAGATAGATCGGCTTCCTTTACTTCGGAGGCCAAACGGGAAAGTTCCTCGTTACCTTCCTTGAGGAAAGGCAGTTTGGTCTTGAGGCCCTCCCAAACACTGTCGGATACCTTGAGATTTTCCTCGCGACGCTTCTGCCGTTGGGCTTCCTGCTCCTTGGTCCGGGACTCCTCAAGAAACTTTTTCGACTCCTGCGCCTGACGTTTGACCTGCATGGAGCGGTCGTAAAGGGTCTTGGCTTCGTCAACTACGCGCTTGAACTCGTACTTGTCGAAGTCGTTCATGCCTCCAACAATCTCTGAGAGAAGCTGGTTTCGGTCCAAAACATTCGGAGTTGTCGCAGCCTTCGCGATGTCCCGAACGTCAAGTTGATACTTCTCCGCGAAAGACTGAATGAGTTCCTCGGCACGCTGGAGAGGCTCCGCGATGTTGGTGCGATACTCGCGACTTTGCTCTACATCGAGCAAGGCCATCTTCTGATCGTAGTCGGCCAACTGGGTTTTAGAGGCTTCAAGCTCTGCGCGGAGTGCTTCGATGTCTGCGGTATTAGCAGCCGACGGAGGGTTGGCCCGGAGCTTCGCAAGCTCGGCCTTCATCTCATCGCGCTCTTTCTCAGCCGTAGCCTTGAGCTGCTTGAGTTTCTTCCAACCAATCTTGTTGGATTCCTTCTGAATCGGGGGAGCATCCTCGAAATCCGGGTCGTTCTCCGTATCGATTGTCTCGGACTCGGACTCGGATTCCTCGCCTTCGGATTCGTTGGAGCTTTCCTCCCCTTCGGATTCGTTCTCCATCTCGGTTTCGGTTTCAGTCTCAGTTTCCACCTCTCCGGTTGGAGTATCTGGTGATTCCTTCTGTCCGGCTGCTTCAAACAATCCAGCCATGAAGCCAGAATCCCCGGAGGAATCTTCGGTTTGTTCGTAAGAGGGGGCGTGGGGGTCGGTTTCGGTATCCATAGATTAGGAGGAAGTTTCGGTAAAATTGGTTGGCTTGCTCCACTCTTGGAGCGGTTTCTTGGTCGCAACGGTGTTCGGACGAGACAATTTGACGAAAGCCTCAAGAGCTTTCTGGAAACCTGCCTGTTCTGCGTGAATCAAAGCAATGCGAACTGGGTCAGTTCCGTAGTTGGTCGCAGGAACATTCGCCGTCTGCAAGACATCCAAAGCAGTCTTAATCAACGGCTCATCTCGGAGAAGTCGAGCCAATCCTTGATGCAAGTCGTCAGAAAGGTACCAGTCTTGATGTGTCATGGCAGATCGGGAGTTGGTAGTTTGGCATCATCCTCGATGGCTTCGCGAACCATGCGACCCACATCCAAGATGCCTTGCTTGAGAGTCTTGAACTTGACGACCGTAGCCAGTCCAAGTCCATCTCCCATGTGTCGATACACATGGATGCTCTTATCGTTGGGGAAAACCTTGTAGGAGAAAACGTATTCTTCGCAGATCATTGATTGAGCCTTTCACGGGCGATTTTCGCAGCCACTTCGGCGTCCTTGAGCATCATTTCCTGCTGGGCGGACTCGGCGCGAATCCGCATTTCCTGCTGGTGTTTCTCCTCTGCGATACGCAGACGGGTGCTCGCCTCGACAAGTTGGCGTTGAAGTGTATCAGGCAGCGCGTTCGGATTGGCGGCATTGCCACCTTCGGGCTGTCCCGTAGCTTGGGCTTGCGCCTGTGCTTCGGCTTCCGCTTGGTCCTGCATGATTTTCTGCATGTGCTTGGTGGCGTTGTAGAGAATGCCATCCAATTCCTGCAACCGCTTTTTGATCTGCGGATAATCTGGCTCGCTGACAAGATACTGCGCGTGTTCGCTGGTGTGCTGGTGGAGCGACGTAAGGGCAGGCATGACCTGCTCCACTTGCGCGGTTCCCTCGTCCAAGGCTTGAACGATAGCTTCTTCCTCCGGCAGATGAATGTCGAAGTGAACACGGTGAAGGGTATTCGGACGCACCGGAACTTGATTGCCCGACTTGAGGGCGATGTTTTCCAAGTAAGCAACTTCGGCTTCCATTGGAGGACGAAGGTTGTCCGGGGCGGGAGTGTAACGATCTGCGGCTTCGACACCACCCAAGGTGCGAGTAAGGTCGCGAAGAACCTGCTGACGGCCTTGTGGGTCAAAGCTGGCCGACAGGTTGAAAAGGCGTTCCATGAGGGCAGACCTCGCTGCCGAGGAGCCGCCACCAACAGCACGCACAGCTTCGACACGGCCAACATCGACCATCAAGATGGCTTCGATTGGCACGCCGCGCATCATGCAACGAGTGCGGAACTCGTTCACAGCCTGACCACCGGGGTCCTCTGGGAAGTAGTCCTCACGAATCGCACGGCGAACTGTCTCGCGAAGCAGACGTTCCCATGGGATGTAGAACAGGTTCAACTGAGCGAGGCTGATGTTGGCCACCGACTCAAGCTGTGCCTGTGTCTCAAACTTGGTGCGCTGACGAGCCGAGTTGAAGATCGCCTCGGTCGTGTAGGTGCCAGCCTGCTGCTGGAGAATCACGGACAAATCGTTCAGTCCGGGAATCAAGGACTGACTGAAATTGGGTTGCTCCTTCTGGATGACCTTGATATTCGGCGGCTTGACCACGAACGGACCAAAATGGACAAGGCTCATGTCCTGCATGGCGTCCTCGTTGTCCGGCTCGATCATGAGCATGGAGCTGGTCATCAAGCTGTCGTAGAAGCGACCACGCAGACGATTGAGAGCTTGGACCGTGGAGAAAATCTTGCTGGCCATCCCACGAATGCTGTGGAAGTAGCCATTGGTTCCGATGCCAAAGACGAAGGTATTGAACGCTTCGCTGGTGTTCTTGTAGCGGCTCTTGTTCTCGTAGAGGAATCCGATTCCAACATCCGCGTCCTTCTCCGGGAAGATGTACTGCGAAATGGAACCATCGAGTTCCTTGGCCCACATGAACACCAACTTGACCTCTGCGGCAGAAGCCGTCGAAGCAGCGAGGTCGTTGTTCTTGAACTCACGCTCCAAATCTTCCCAAGAGTTTGTTGGGTAAGTGGTGTTGCTATACTGCATCGCTGTAAGCAATGCCTTTTTCACAGCAGGAACATTCCAATGGAGTTCCTTGGCGAGTTCTTCGTCCTCGATCTTCTGATACAGTTCATGCGGAGGAACGCTGCGAACGATGCAGCAAAGTTCGATTTCCTCGTCCGATGCCCGAGTGTTCCGGGGAATCAGGAAGTCTCCAAGGGGAGCTACCTGCCAACGCCAATCGATTTCATCTTCACGGAAGGTCAAGCCTACGCCGTGAACAAGGAACTGCTGCACCAAATAGAGGTAACGTGGGTAGAACTCCGGCCAGTTGCGAACCATGCGGGTGAACTCGTCCGCCATGATGCTCTCCCACTCAGGACGAGCCTGCGGGTCGCCAAAGTTTGTGGGCATCGTGTTGAGCACATCGACAGACGTTACCAAGTCCAGATACGGACTCGTTGCCATGGAAACCAACTGCTCCCCTTGGCCCCAGTTCACGTTGCAGATTTCCCCAAGTCCGTTGAGATCGAGCTGACGCTGGTCGTAGGGGCTTTCCCCGTCGATCATGGACTGCACCCGAGCACGGTCCCGACTGGATTCCTCATCCGCACTACGCATCCGACGATAGGAAGAATGGGCAGCTTGGACGTTTTTGATTCGCGTGCGAAGCAGCTTCCCATCTTCTTGGACAGGAAGGAGCAAATCTTGAGAAGTAGTCGGAGTGGGGAAGTCGGCGTTCATGGCGTTACTGGCACCTTACGAGGCCGTCCTCGGCCCCGCTTTGGGTTGTCAAGCGTAACCTCATTCTGTGAATCGTCCACCGACAGCATTGGAGCCTCCTGCGCCTCAAGCTCAGGTTCGGTCTCGATAGGGCGTTCAAGTGGGGCAGGCTGTGTAACGATTCCCCAATCTGGAGAGATTCGAGTAACGACGACTTCGTTTGGGGAAACGCAGACGTAGTTGTCGTTCCAGTTGGCATTGCCAATATGGTCGGTCGTAGCGGTATGCTTGACCATCTCATGCCGACGGAATACTTCATGGTGGCTACCGTGATTACGGGCCGAGTTGCGTTCCAACTTGGTCAGGTTGGCGGGATAGACAGCGGCTTCCAAGATGTAGGGGTCGCCAACATCGACACGCTCGACACCGGAGGCATCCCGGAAGCGGCGAGTCAAATTGACTTGGAAGCCAAGATAGCGTTTGCCAGAGGCTCGATATTCTTGGTCCAAAACATCCGCCCAGTTCGATACAACAGGCCGAGTATCGGTGGACATATAGAACCAATGATTGCCAACCATGGCGCGAGCCACGATGTCGAAGGTCTCGTTCAAGGACCTCGGCGGCTCCCGGTAGAGCGTTGGCAAAGTCGCCTTGAAGGTTACATCGCGAATGCCGTCGAAAATCCGTTGCACCTCATTGAGCACGGTCACGGTTGTGAAAACCGTGATTTTATGCCGGGAATCAAGAGGTCCAAACTGCTTGAGGATTGCTGCGAGCTTGCGAGCGTTTGGCAACGCCTTGGAGAGAACAGGGATGGCAATATCCATTTTCCGGCATTTTGGGGGAAATAAAAAGGTCTGCAACTATTAAATAGCCCTCATTCTGGATAATTTCCGGGAAAATGAGATGAATTTTGAGATTCGGCGGTTGGAATTATTATCGGCTTCCCGAATCCGTGCCTTGCTTGACATGCCCAATTTGGTTCGGCAAAGGTCTAGGCAAAGCAATGCCGCATCCCCTCGGTCTGGGGATTTACCAATTCTTGAGCGCATATCCTTTTTGCTCTCCACGACCACTTTGCCTCGCTGCTTGGTTTCGTATTTTCTGGCGCAGAGTTCCTTAGCCAAAGCTGGATAAATGCCCCGTATCTGACCGGACTGGAGATATTCGCGCCCAGAGAACCAAAGCTCGGACACGCGGTTGATATAGCGTTCCTTGGAGGGTGTGGAATCCGTTCCGCTGGCTGGCAGACTGGAAGCCAATCCCCCAAAGTTCACCTCCAAGAACTCCCCGCTCCACTCAGAGCGAACCACATCGCAGAAGGGTTTTCCGGCTCCGGTTCCGTCGATGGCTAGATTTTTGGGTAGGACTTTGCGTTTTTCGCACTCGGCTCGCAACTGGCGGATAATTTGATGAGTTCGAGGCTCGTCCTTGATGTCGCGATCTTCTTGGAGTTCCAAGCAGTCTCCCCATTCCAAAACCTTTTTCCCATCGGTATCCTCACCGAATTTCCCGAATTGGAGAAGGGAATCGTCACCGCCGTTGGTGAAGGCAGGGTCAAATCCAGCAACCGGAATTGGCGGGGTTTTCCAAATAGCTGGGGCATCGCCTCGGTATTTGATGATGTCGGCCTCGCTGTAAATGCCCTCATCGGTTCCGGCTTCGTGGAACCAACCTTTGACGAATCGGGCATACCGCTGGGTGGTTTCTCCGAGCATATTTTTGAAGTCCTGCAATTTACGGGCAGTCATCATCCAAGGGTATTTATCCTCGCCCAGCAGGATGTTGGGGGATTTTTCTCCGTCGAACCGGATACATTTTCCAAGAACGGTTTCCCATTCCTCTGAGTCGGAATGAATGGACCCCCAACCCTCCTTGGGCGTGGCGAAGATGCCAAAGGGGTCGTAATGGCTGTTGGGGTTCCCGATGCCGAGCATACTGAAATCGGGGTTGGAATACAGGTTGGCTTCGGCTGCTCGGAGGAGTTTGTCAGAGAGTTCGGGCAACTCATCGCAGATCAGGATGACGCGAGTGCCCTTGTAACCAATCAATTTACCCATGGCCTCGTTGGCCTTAGATTTTTCCCCGGCGATCAAAACAAGCCCTTGGCGGTCGGATTTGAAGTTGCCCTGTCGGTAGCGAATCATACCGGAAGCGGAGACCAATTCCCCCGGCAGGACGGTTTCCCCGCCAAGCACGGTGGCAGCGGCTTGCCAATACTCCTCGACCGAACCCCAAATACGCTGACGGGAGTCTTTGAGGGATGTGGAGGTAACCAAGACTTTGGTCCCGCTGGGTCCAGCTAGGAAATTCACAATTCCCCAAATGGCTCCAAACTCACTCTTGCCGGATGAGGAGCACCCTGCGATGGCTAGGAACTTGTGCTGGCAGGCATTTTCCAGCATCCGTTCCGCCCAAGGATGAAAGACGAATTTTTTGGTCGAAGCCTTGGAGTTCCAAATGGCGTTGACGATATTTTTGAAGTGGAAGGCTTTTCCGGGGGAAGTTTTTGGCGGATTTAGGAAGGCTTCGAGTTCCAGAGTCAGATCGTGCATGGGCCTTCCGCCAACCGGACGCCACCAAACGCCATACTTTTCGCGATAGCCTTG